AGCATCTTGATGAAGTAAATCAAGTAGTTACAGAATATCTTAAGGGTAATGATCCAACAGTTATATCTAAAGAATTAGATATTCCAAGAACTCGTGTTGTATCTTTAATTAATGAGTGGAAAGTTATGGCATCCGCAAATGATGCTATTCGTGCTCGTGCTAAAGAGGCTTTAGTTGGAGCAGATACACACTATACAAAGTTAATTACAAAGGCTTACGAAGTTATTGATGAAGCCAGCCTATCAACAAACCTTACAGCAAAGACTGCTGGAATTAAGTTAGTATTAGATATTGAGTCAAGAAGAATTGATATGCTTCAAAAAGCAGGTCTTCTTGAGAATAAAGAACTTGCAGAAGAGATGATTGAAATTGAAAGACGACAAGAAGTTCTTGTTGGAATCTTAAGAGATATTGCTTCAGAGCATCCAGAAGTACGTGACATTATTATGAAGAGACTTTCTGCTATTGCAAAAGAAGGAGAAGTGATTACAGTTGTCCACGATGTTCAATGATTTTCTTGAGGTATTAAAAGAAAATCACTTTGTTGAAACTCCAGTTGATGTAAAGACATTTGTTCAGTCACCTGAGTATCTTGGTCAACCACTTTTATCTGACATTCAATACGAAATTGTTGAGGCAATGAGCCAGATCTATCGTAAAGAAGATTTGATAGATATTATGGGCAATGTTGAAGGAACTAAACACTTTAATAAATACACCAAAAATGAACTAATCCTTCAACTTGGCAAGGGTAGTGGCAAAGATTTTATTTCAACAGTAGCCTGTGCATATGTAGTGTATAAACTACTATGCCTAAAAGACCCAGCAATTTATTTTGGTAAACCTGCAGGAGATGCTATTGATATTATTAACGTTGCTGTTAACGCACAACAGGCTAAGAACGTTTTCTTTAAAGGTTTTAAAACAAAGATTGAAAAATCACCTTGGTTTGCTGGAAAGTATAATGCAAAGGCTGATTCAATTGAGTTTGATAAGGCAATCACAGTTTACTCTGGACACTCAGAAAGAGAATCTCATGAGGGTTTAAATTTACTTATGGCAGTACTTGATGAGATTTCTGGTTTTGCAAGCGAAGTTGTGTCTGGAAATGAACAAGGAAAGACTGCTGAAAATATCTATAAAGCATTTCGTGGAACAGTTGACTCTCGTTTTCCTGACCTTGGTAAGGTTGTTTTGCTTTCATTCCCCCGCTACCAAGGCGACTTTATTTCTCAAAGGTATGAATCAGTAATTGCTGATAAAGAAACGGTTGAGCGTAGGCATACATTTATAATGAATGAAGATTTGCCACACGAAGATCCAGGAAACCAGTTTGAAATTTCTTGGGATGAAGATACAATCCTTCAGTACAAAATTCCAAGAGTCTATGCATTTAAAAGACCAACATGGGAAGTAAACCCTACTCGTAAGATAGAAGACTTTAAACTAGCGTTTTATACTGATCTTGGTGATGCCATGATGCGTTTTGCATGTATGCCAACCTATTCATCTGATGCTTTTTTTAAGCAGATTGATAAAGTTGAAAAGTGCATGAACACTAGAAACCCACTAGATTCATTTAGAAGGTTTGACGAAACCTTTGTACCAGATCCAGATAAAACATACTACATCCATGCTGACCTTGCACAAAAGCACGATAAATGTGCGGTAGCAATTGCTCACGTAGACAAGTGGGTAAATATTCAAGTAATTAAAGATTATGAACAAGTAGCACCAATCGTCATAGTAGATGCAGTTGCATGGTGGGAGCCAAGAGCAGAAGGCCCAGTTAATCTATCTGAAGTCAAGCAATGGATCATGAACCTGCGTAGACAAGGTTTTAATATTGGCATGGTTTCATTTGACCGTTGGCAATCATTTGATATTCAAAATGAACTGCAGGCTGTTGGAATTAGGACTGAGACGGTCTCTGTTGCCAAAAAGCACTACGAAGATCTTGCTATGATGATTTATGAAGAGCGTGTTTCTATTCCAAGAATCCCTATCCTATTAGAAGAAATGTCAGAACTTAAAATTATGAAGGGTAATCGTGTAGACCACCCACGTAAAAAATCTAAAGACTTAGCAGATGCCGTAACTGGTGCGGTATTTGGAGCAATATCTCATACACCAAAGAATAATAATACTGAAATAGATGTCCATACTTGGTCTTCTTCAGCACGAGTTGCAGAAAGGGACAGGGGTATGGTAGAATTAAGTAATCCGAAAATGCCTGACGATGTTAGGGATTTCCTGGATGGTTTTAATTTAATTTAATATTCTGGTCATGGGACCAGATAAACTAACAAGGAGAAAGAATGAATTCATTTAAGAAACTCGCCCTTGCCATGGTTGCAGCCATGACATTGGGCACAATGGTAGCAACGCCTGCAAACGCTGCTGTAATGACAGTCGCTGTAGATCTCGCTGGAACGGCTAACACAACAGCCTCAGCAATCGCAACACCTGCATCATTGCCAGTTCCTGCAGACAACACAGTTGATGCTGCAGATGCACTAAAGTTTGTAGCAACAGTTGATGTTGGAACAAACGTTTCTGTAGTAGCAACAAATGCAACAATCGTGTCTGCACTACACACAACTGCTGCACCAGTAGGAGCAACGTCAGGATCTTCATCTTTGACAATTGCAACTGGTACAGGAACAACAGCAACATTTTATGTCTATACAAAGACAACAGCAATTGGTACAGTTGTAATCACAAATCAGGGAACAACACTTACCTACTACGTACAGGGAACTGCTGGCAAGATTAATACTCTTACAGTATCTGCTCCTTCTGCTGGTGCTGCTGGTACAAAGCAAGACATCTCAGTAACTGCAACAGATACATTTGGTAACAAGGTATCTGCTAAGTCAATCACTGCAACAGTGTTTGCTTCAACAGCAGTTATGGATACAGCAACAGTCACAACTGGTGCTACACTTTCAGATTTTGGAGTTGCAAAGTTTGTTGCAACACTTCCAGCAACTGGAACACGATCACTAATCACATTCTCACCTACAACATCATCTGATGCAACAACTGCAGATGTAGTTGGTCTTCCTGCTCGTGCACTTGCACCGTTTGCAGAAATCACAGTTCGTGATCTAGTTTCAGAACTTGCTGCAGAAAGAGCAGCACTTGCTGCAGAAAGAGCAGCACATACTTCAACAAAGGCTCAATTAGAGGCAGAGATTAAGGCAAAGTCTGATCTTGCAGCAAGCCTAGCAAAGGCAAATGCTGAATTGCTTAAGGCTAACGCTGAACTTTCTGATGCAAAGAAGGCAGAAGCAGATGCTCTTAAGATAATGGCAGATGCAGGAGTTGCTGCAGATAAGATTATTGCACAGTTCAAGTTGGACTTGGAAGCAGCGAATGCTTCACTTGCAACAGTTACTGCAGAACTTGCAGAACTAAAGGCTTCACATGCCAAGGCACTTGCTGATCTAAAGGCTACATCAGATAAGGCAATTGCAGATGCAAAGACTTCTTTAGATAAGGCACTTGCAGATGCAAAGACTTCTTCAGATAAAGCACTTGCAGATGCAAAGACTGCATCAGATGCTGCTCTTCTTGCTAAGGATGCACAGATTGCTAAGTTGACTGCAGATAATGCTGCAGCGATTAAATCTATGAAGGCTGCATTTAACAAGTTGGCTACTCAGTGGAACAAGAAGAATCCAAAGGCTAAGGTTGCTTTAGTTAAGTAACAATAACTTAAAAGTTTGGGAGTCAGGAAACTGGCTCCCTTTCTTTTTGCCTGCATCTCTAATTGAATAATTTGATATAATAGGCAAGAGGAGAGTCCACCACTTGAATAAACTCTTGCGTATATCTACGGTTATTTTACTTGCTTTTGGATGGTTGCTTATTGCTCCAACAGAGGCTAATTCTGACGACCCTCTAACAGTTGCAGCCCAAGAAATACAAGAACTCAATAATAGCATTGACGACCTTGGCTACAAGGATGAATTTATATCCCTAATTGAAGAGGCAGAAGACAAGTATGACCTTGCAGTATCTGCACAATCAACCCAGTCTCAAACCTCTGACCTATATGATGATTCTCTTGACGCAGAATCCACGGCACTTGAAGAAAAAGACTTAGCCCAATCAGCAGTAGACGGACAAACAGTAACAGTAGCCACTGCTTTAGACAATAAGAATGATGCCTACGATGCCCTTGGAGTAGCAAACATCAATCTGTCAAACGCTCAGCAAGCATTAGACAGTGCTGGTTCTGCTGGTCTGGCATATGATGTTTATAGTCTAATGAGAGTTAATGGGCAAGCGACCGTAGATCAATTTTTATGTAGTGGAACAATAAATGGAAACTATATGACTCGCCCAGTTTGTGGTAACAGATATGAAAACTTTATAGTTAAATTTACTGGACAGATAACTGTTCCATCATGGTTTACGCAAGCATACTTTGCAGGATATACAGATGATGGTTTTAGAATGTATATTGACGGATCATTGGCCGTAGACAACTGGGTAGAGCAAGGAACAACTTGGAGTGATTACTCTCCTGTATATGATGTAACTACAGACAAAACATTTGATGTAGAGATTTGGTGGTACAACGGTGGAGGACCTGGATCTTATCATCTTGGTTGGGGTATTCCTGGAGGATGGACTGGTGCAGGTTGTGACTATGCTGGCAACCCAAGAGTATGGGGACAAGACTTTAGTTGCAATCTTAATACATTTTCTTATGGATCTGGAGCAACCCAAGAACAAACAAACGCCTACAACAACGCACTTGCTGCAAAGAACTCAGCACAAGATGTATATAATGACAAACTAAATGTTTATAATCAAGCAGTTTCAACATTAAATGGTTACAATCAAACACTAACTAATAAAACAAATGAATATAACAACTCAGTTTTAAATGTTGCAACGGCACTCCAAAATAAAAATAATGCAATCAGCGCATACAATCAAGCAATTAGTAATGTTAATAGCGCAATTGATGACGCATGGCGTTACTATGACGAGCAGTCACAAAGAGAAATTCAGTCTGCCATTGCTCAAGCAGCAGCCAACGCTGCAGCCAATCAGCCTACCCCAGAACCCACACCAGAACCTTCTCCAGAACCTTCTTCAGAGCCAACTGAAGAACCAAGCCCAGAGCCTTCACCAGAGCCTACAGATGAACCAAATGAAGAGCCTACAGAGGAACCAAGCCCTGAACCAACAGAAGAGCCAACTCCAAAGCCTACAGAGGAAACAAAACCTACTCCTACGCCAAAGCCATCCCCAAAGCCTACAGAGGAACCTACGGAGGAACCTACAGAGGAGCCAACTTCTGAACCTACAGTAGAACCTACACCAGATCCAGAACCAACTACAGAACCAACTACGGAGCCTACTGAAGAACCCACAGAAGAGCCTGCTCCTGAACCTTCGCCAGAACCAGGACCAGAACCTGATCCTGAAGAAAACCCATGGACTGAGCCAGATGTAGAAGTTAAAGATGAGGTTTTAGCAGAACTTATTCCTGAAAAGGGTACAGGAACGGCAGAAGATTTATCTGGAGTTATTGCTAACCTTACAAGCAAGGACAACAAATTAGTTACACTTTCTGCTGAACAAGTCACAGCAGTAAGTCAAACCCTTAAAGCATTGACGCAAGAAGCAAAAGTAGAAGTTGCAGAAGACCTTGGTATTAAGCCGTCAGAAGTTGCAGAGATTGCTGAGCAGATGAAGTCTAACCCAGCACTTGCTGAAGCATTTGTTGAGTTTACTGACAGAGCAGAATCAGCAGGGAATACCCCAATGCCATTTACATTAGCAGATGCAGTAACAGAAGTACAAACAGAAGCATTTTTAGCAGATCCAATTGGGGCAGTGCTTGATGTAGATGTAGCAGAATTACTATCTAATTTCTCTGAGTTAGGTAGCGATATGACAGATGATCAGAGAGAGAAAGCGCAAGAAGTAATTGTCCCAGTGGTCATTGCATCACAAATTGCGGCATCAGTAATAAGGAGGAATAAATGAAAATAATCAATAAAGCCATTAATCTGGTAGGCAAAATGCTTAAAGGATTAGTTAAATGGTTTAAAGACGCAGGAATGGAATTAATTGCACAGGCATTCACCCTCCTTGGCTTCTTTATCGCATGGCTAACTTTGACGGGATCAGCAAGAGACATTGTTGGTATTGCAGTACTTGCAACCACAGTAATCTGGCTAATCACAAT